CGTTTAATTTATTGATAAACTCCTCTGCTGAAAATGAATTAATACCTCCGTATAACAGTAATTCTTGCATAAGGCAAAATTCCCACCTTAAAATTAATTTATATAATTATTTCCATTTTAAATGGAATTAATTTAATTTAGCCGACCATGAGCGATAAATCACTAAAAGCAGAAATACGTATAACTGGAGTTACTAAATCAATGAAAAAGGATTTAGTTAATATACGTAAGAATTTAGGCATTTCAGAATCAGATATGCTAAAGCCAGTTATTTCAAAATGGATTTCAGAACAACCAGATAGGTTAAAAAAAGATTACGTGGAATGATTAATCATCATCCTCCATATCATCCTCCTCCATATCATCTTCCTCATCCATTTCCTCCTCATCTTCTTCCTCCATTGGTTCAGCTGGAGGCATTTGTGATGGTGCTGCAGTTGGTGGTGTTTCGGTAACTAATCCTAACTCCTCCGCTTCGTGCAATTCATTAGCAAACTGTTTAATGTTAGAATTTGCATCACCACTATTTAAAGCTTCTGTTGCATCTTCAACTGTTGTTAATGGAATGTTTGCACCTCTTGCCCCCATTTTTAAACGCTCAGCTTGTACCTCTTTTAATGGATCAATATGTGGAACATTATCACCTATAAATCTTGATTGAGAATAAGCCTCTACAATTAATTCAGTATCATTTATAATAGCCTCTGTATATCCTGGTGCAATAATCTTACCTTCAAACACATTTACAAATAACCAAAACTCATAAATCTTCTTATAAAATTGTTCTGCTAACCTATCACGTTCAACTTTTAACGTATGCTCCCAATCTTTTAATGCAGCCCTAGAACTTGAATAGCTGTTTTCATATTTTTGAAATGCAACATCTGGAGGAATTCCCAATGCAGCACAAATAATATCAATATTTTTATTATAAAATTCAGCAAAATGTAAATCAGTCTTTGTGTCAACTACACTTATTTTAGAACCAATAGGCATGTTAAACGTTTGCTTGTTTACACTTGCATATACTTTATTAGCCAACTGTTCACCTTCAATTGTTTGTGGCAATCTCCCATCTGCATTTCCTCCTAATGCAATACCTCCACGTGTAGCCTCTGCAAGCCCTTTTATAAATGGATTTTCGCCTGTTGACTGATTACCATGTTCAATAAAAAATGGAATTTTAGCACGTTCCTCAGCACTACCTACTGTAGCCTCTTTGTATCTTTCTAATTTTGCAAGTGTTTCAAGTACAACAGATATTAATGGAATACCTCTGCAATCCTGTGGACGGTACATTGCACCCTTAACTAAAAATGCAACCTCATGTCCTGATGCTGAACGTGCTGGAATCCTTTCATATTCCCCTTTTCTATTTGTAATCCAATATGCAACGTCCATTCCTTCAGGAGAAATCTCAACTCCATATCTTAATTCATTTCCATTGTCAAGTAAATTTGGGAAGCTTTGACCAGTGGAAATCATTGAACGTACATTAGCCCCGTCAACTAATTGTACTTTTACTCCCTTACCTTTTGTGTAATATAATCTTACAAGTACATCACCACCAATTAATGCAGACTTTAAAACCTCAGCTGATAAAGCATTTACAGACATCATTTGTGATGATGTTGATTTTTTAGAATTCATAAACAAGCGAAACCTACGCTCAACTTGTGATGAAAATTCTTCAGAATCAATCTGTATTTTTTCTTCACCTAGAAATTTATATTCAGGTTTACATTGTAGCCTCAATCCTGAACCAACAACCCAACTTACAAACCTTCCAATTACTGTACGGGTAATTTCGGATTCAGCATAAGATTGCCAGGACCTTGCACGTAAACGTGGAAAATCCATCCAATAAGATTTTACTGGACCAATTTCACCTAAGTTCTTTTCCCCATCATAAGGCAATGAAAAGTAATCACCATAGTTTACATAACCTGAACTTCGCTCAGCTTTTATCTCATTTATTTTTTGTTCAAATTTTTCAGCAGGTACACCGCCAAATAACTCAACTATCTTACCTCTAACACTTAATTTTAAAGGTAAATTTTTATTCAAACTACTTACTTGTTTTGCCATTTTTTAAAAAAAATTTCCCGTAAAATTGTTACCATTCATTAATCTTATGCGCCTACCTAATCTTTGATTTTGGTAAAAAATACGCATCTTATTTAACGCATCAATAGTTTTTGTTATTGATTCAATGCCTCTATAAACTGCCCTAATTTTTGTTTGACCATCATCTAATGAGTATTCAGATATGTAATTTTTTTCAATTACCTCTGGATTTAACATCAATAAGAAAAGAGCCTCAATAACTTTGTCTATTGCTACAATCTTTTCTGATATGGTATTTGCAGACATAATGTATTGCTGCGTGGATTCAAAAAAAATGCCGTCTATTGCGCTCATTTAATTAAGTGTTATATATTTGCAAATATATAATTTTTATTTTATAGCCCCCTACTTTCAATGACACATAATTTAACAGGCATTGCAGTCAATACATCTTATGTTTCTGAAAAATCATATTTAGAAGCATTAAACGTAAGAATAGCAGTGTTAATTCCTGATCGTGGAGATCGGCCAAATTTTACAAACAATTGCTTACAACTAATAAATGAACAAACTTTATACCCCGTTAAAGTTTTCCATGTAAATGAACCTCCACAATCACTGCGAGCTGATATTACATACCGTTATAGAATAGGTTACAATTTACTTTCAAATTTGGCAAACGTTGATTTAATTGCATTTATTGAAAATGACGATTATTACGCGCCAAATTACCTTCAAACTATGGCAGCACATTGGATTGAACAAGGTAAGCCCGAAATGATTGGAACGTGTTACTCATGGTACTATCATATTGGATTACTTAAATATACTAAGTTAGAACATTACACACGCTCAGCTGCTATGAATACTCTTATTGTACCGAGATTAAAAATAAAATGGTGTGCTGATACTGAACCTTATACAGATATGCACCTTTGGACCAATTGCCCAGAAATAAATAAAACAATTGTAAACCCTGAAAATATTATTTCAATAGGTCTTAAACATGGTGTAGGAAAATGTGGTGGAGGTTCGCACGTGGATAGACTTAATAAATATAAACATACAGACCAAAATATGGAATGGCTATTTAAAAATGTTGATCCAAAATTTCATTCATTTTATACTCAAACCAATGCAAAGTTACACGGTAAATATTGATTCAATAACAGGTCGATTTGGTAAGGTGTTTAAAAAATACGACATCGTTTCTGATGTTGATTTTCAACCAGGTGCAACAGATGTTTTAATACTAAAAAAATTTATTATTCCAAAAGACAATTCATATAACATTGATAATTCTTACATTGAAAATTTGCCAAATTTTGACAAAAAAAATGGACTTAAAATTTATCAAATTTATTATGATCAAAATCAGTTGCCGCAATTAGATTACACACCATACTTTAACAATAATTGCACAAAGTATTTTGAATCTCAAGTCATGGTTGATTTAATAAATGAAGGTGCGCATTTAGATTATTCATACTTTGGTGTTGTTGCTTATAAGCTAAGGGAAAAATTATCATTTGCAAAAACATATCCAATAGTAAATATTGCAAACCGTTCTATTCAAGAATTTACTCCAGAACTTTACGAATTTGAACTTTGGAAAAGAACTCCTGATGTATTTAGTTTTCAAAGACATTTACCACATGATCCTGTTTCTTTTGCTGATAGGTTTCATTCAGGTTTTTCTAATTACTTTAAAAAAATAATGTATGAAATAGGTTACAATTGGTATCCTACTGCATTTGAAAATGTTTTTTATTGTAATTACTTCACTGCTAAATCTGAAATTTATGAACACTTTGTAAAAACAATGTTAGAACCTGCAATGGAAGTTATGGAAATAATGCCAGAACTTATGCAGAATTCTGGTTATCCTAAAAAATTACCTGAACATTTACAGAGGCAATGGGGAATAGATTTTTACCCGTATCACACATTTTTATGTGAAAGAATGTTTTCGTATTATGCACATCTAAATAAATTGAAATGCTTGCATTATTAACTAGCTGTGGTAGGTTTGATTTGCTTGAATATACTTTGTCAAGCTTGTACAAAAATCAACAATACATTATTGATTTAACTATTACTGAAGATGCTTCAATAAAAAAAGGGCAGCATCAGCAAATTGAAAGGTATTTAAATAATAATGAAGGGAAATATTATCTTCATTTAGAAGATGATTGGGAGTTTGAAAATAATTACAATTGGATTGAAGAATCAATTAAAATTATGGAATACGATCCTACAATTATAAAAGTTCTTTGCAGACGCGAAAGCCCGCACCCGTGCGAACATGA